TATTAATACTCTCTCATTATATAAAAAATTCAATTTTTTCTCAAAATCCGCTATTTATGTAGGTTTGCGGTATTTTCTAAACTTCTTCCTTTATTCCATTTTTCACGTTTCCATTTATTTTTTAATTCTTGATGTCGTTTCTTCCAGCAACTACTGCAATATTTTCTACGGTTTGATGTTTGCTTGATTAATTTCCCACAATCTTCACATCTGATTATTTTTTCATCTCCATTATACCAATCAAAATAATACCCAATATTATCAAATGTAGTAATATTAAACACTACTTTATCACTTGGTTCAATACTTTCTACAAACAACAAATTAATTTTCCCTTTAGTTCTTATATCAATATATCCATTGTTTGAAAGATAATTTATTATATTATTAATTTTATATGTATTTGGTATTTTAGACATTTCAAATATCTCATTAAAATATTTCTGCTTACCACCAACATAATTAAATTTAAGCACATCTCCATATCTTATCTTACAAACTTCTTTTTTTATTTTATTATTAACTAAAAGTGTAAATAATACTTTTTTATAATTATAATCAATATCCAAATTGTTAATATATTCAATTTCGGCATCAGTAATAGGTATTTCTTTTATAATAATTAAAGGATTATTTTTTTTACTTCCATTTCTTAAAACCGTATTTATTTTTCTAAAATACTTCACTTTATTAAAATTTTCTATGTATTTTTCACAAAACTTATAAGCCATTTCTTTTCGTTGTTTTGGTTTTATACCTTGGCTTTTCCAATACTTAACTAAAATAGTCAATTCATACATATGATATTTTGTTAAAAATCCATTTTTTTCTATTTGTTTTGCATATTCTTCTTCGTTGTATTTATATTGAATCAAACAATCACCTCTTCCAATTTATATTTTTTGTTGAGATATACAATATCTCCGTTGTCATTGGGAATGGGGAAGAGTATAGGTTTCATATTTTTTCTTTTAATATTTTCAAACATATACTTCCCAAAAGTATTCCATAAAATATCTTTGTTTGACCCTTTATATTCACAATAAAAAATTTCAATAAGATAATTTGTTAATTCATAAACATTAGAACAAATTTTTAACATTCTATTTTTAAAACTTTCATAAATACTATTAACTTCTTGTCCTAAATCTTCGTCGTATTTTTCTTTTGAAGAATCGCTATTTATACCCATATTTCCCAAATCACGCAATTCCTTCATGAAAGATTTATACTCAGTTAACACCTCATTATATTTGTCGTTATCTTTTGGTATGGTATTATTCATGTATAATTTATAAATATCTTCTCTATCGTCAGTTTTTAACTTTTCTTTGATATTAAAATTTATACTTTCAATATATTTACACAATCTATTCATTAAACAGTCACTATCTACTATAGGTAAATACTTCTTATAAGCACTTAAAAAAGATTTTTCTGCTTCAGTACAATCGTCTTTCTGTAATAATTCTTCTAAAGATATCCCAAATTTCTGTCTGCAAGATAAATCATTACTTGTTTTATATTTTTTATACTTATTATAAGTATCTTTGTAAAGGTATATAAAAAAATACGGGTGCTTATCGAGCAAAATGCTGTTTAAGAATTTTTTATATTTTTTTACTTCTTCACTATCTCCATTATCTATTTTTTGTTTTTCAATCCATATATTAGGTATTCCTTTTACTTCTCTGCCAATCTTTGCTTTATCAATTTGTGCAGATTGTAATTTAGTACACATCTTAATACGGCTCATTAATGTTTCATACTCTTTACTTCCTTTTTTAAACATTGGAAGTAGGGCATATGCAGTTGTACTTTTGTTAGTTATAGAACCAATTATAGAACCAAATGCAAATAAGTCTGCCTGATATAAGTCATAATCAGTTATTATTTTCTTTTCTGGTTTAGGCACTTCATAAACTACAGGTAATTCATTTTTAAATATAGAATTACAAATAGTCTTATTTGACGTTGTAGCTATAATATCCATATCAAAATCACTACCTGCCCAATGAAGTGTTTCACACCCATGTATGTTTACTATTACGCCAGTAGTATTACAATATCTATACCACCTTCTTAATTCTTTATTGTTTTTCAATTTTAATTTTAAGTGTTCCGACCTATAAGTAAGTGGTGCTCTCATTGAATCAACTTCTTTAACGCCTTTTTCATTCCAATACCCACAATAGTATTCATTTTTACCTAATAATCCCTTAACTTCTTTAAAACCGCAAGCATGTTCCATAAAAGCATATGGGTCACTTACTAAAACCTGAAAATTCCCATCTACAATAATTTCTCCGAGACACCCTCTTTTGATTTTTGTTTTTATGTAATTATAAACTTTATTTTTGATATACTTATCATTCTTAATATCATGATTAACAATTAAACTTTTAATCCAATAATTATCATCACTCCTAAAATAAGATTGGATTTTTTCTTGCGACAAATTTTCTCCCATTAAAAATAGTAAAGTGTAATATATATTATCAAAATTTACTCCTTGTATCCAGTCTACAAACTGGCTACAAACATTCTTTATATCTTCTTCGCTGAAATTTAATGTTTGTAAAAATTGATAATTCATAGTCAAAATATCATCAGGTTCTTCAGGAGATACAAGTGCTACTCCCCATCTTAAATCATTTTTTTCACAATTTTTATTATATTCTTCTAAACTATTAAAACTATCCCAAAGTTTAAATTGACTTTCAGTTAAAATTACATCCATTTCTCTTAAATCTACTTTTATAGGATTACCATTTTCGTCTTTGTAAATTGTGTCTATTAAATAATTACCATTATTTTTATACTTACAAAAATCTTCAATGGGAAATACACATAGCATACCTTTAATATAATTTTGACGAATACACCATTGAGCAGGAACATATCCTAAACCTAATTCTTCAGCCCACTCTTTTGCTTTTTTATATGTAATTAAACCTTGACCATCAAATCTATTATATTCTAATTCTACTTCCTTAACTTCAATTATATCGTCTTCATTCAAACCCGTTTCTGTCACAAAATTAACCTTAGCTAATTGTTTAACTTTATAATCGGGAATTACACAAAAACGTGGTGTACTAACAACTTTTGTAGACGACCCAGCCAACCCTTTATAAGCATTAAATTTAGATGGACAGAGTTCTTTATTCTTATTCCTGCCATTATCTAATATTTCATTTAGTTTTTTAGCTGTTTCTTCCTCGCAAAATACGACAGTTGAAACTCTACTTTGACTCGCAGAAGAAGAAAATCTAATATATTTTTTGTTATTGAGCATTAATCCATTATAATATAAATATTCATAATGACTCGGATGTTCCATAACTATAGTTATATATTCAGGTACAAACATCATGTTTGTAATATTATTTTGCAATTCTGCAATTCTTTCAACATTTTCTTTAGAGTGTTTCTGTTGTTTTAATAAATCCCTTTCTTTATACCATTGTTCAAGTAAATTATAATCTATTTGTCTATTATGTATTTTTCTTATGCTTCTGAGAATCTGATTATCTGATAAAGCAACTAATTCACCATTCTCTCTTGCTTCTTCTGGAGTTAACATAATGTTGTAATTATATTCCTTTAGTCTTAAAGACTTAAATTTCATCGTATATAGTTGTCTATTAGGCAATATATAGTCCTCCTTAATCTAAGTTGATTAATAATTTTTTGCTTGAACATTTCTTAATTTCTGACACAAATTTATCCCACGAAATACTACCTTTAATATAATCCTAATATACCATTCTTCTAATTGTTGCATTTGCTATATTTTCTTTTGAAATTTGATAGCCTTATTCTTTATTGTCTTATAGAAATCATGCATGTCTCCGTTTTGATATATAGTTATGTACTCATATTTCTTATACTATTCTTTTTTATTATGTATTTCTCATTGAGTATGTTTTCTATCTTTTTTACCATTTGCTAATATTCCACTTTTCATATAATAACCTCCAATATTATATTTCTAAAGAATCAATATCTTTTCTTATTTCAGCATAATATTCTTTGCGACATTCACTATCACAAAACCTATCTAAACTGTTTGCGTTTAGTTTTTTACCACACTTCACACAATATGTAGTTTTAGCAGGTGCAATTATAGCGTTGGCATTGTTATCTAACTCATGTATGTATAAGTTCTTGTATTTCATCCTGTGCATCCTCCGCTTCCACATCTGTATCTATGATAATATCTACTACTTCTTCTGTGTGATTGAATAATACAGTTTCTAAACATTCTCCATTTACATACCAACACCAAATACCGTAGTTATCTTTATCGAAATACAATTCACCTTTAGATTTAAACAATGTTCTAGCTTCTGATTCAACTTTAATAGATAAGAAAGGACGCTCACTATAATATATTTTTTTTAATACTTTAGTTAAATTGGTTTTATCTATTATGTACTCTCCATTATCATTCATTTTAAGCTTACCATACAAATTTATTTTCATAAAACATACCTCCAATATTATATTAATAATTTATTGATTAAATTTTTTACAATTGTCTAAATCAATTTGTGTTAATTATATCACCTTCTTTCTTCGCACAATAGAGAATAGGTTAATTCCTAATTGTATTATAGCAAATAATTAAAAATATGTCAACAATATTATATTAATATTTTTATTTTATTTCTGATTTCATATACACCCATCATACAGCATTGCTCCTATTTAATAGTATTCATGTATTCATTAAATTTATTTATAACCCATTGAGGCAAATGCTCATCTAATTGCTTTCTAAACAACATATAGAGTCCTGGGCTCAAATATTTACTTGAAAGAAAATACAAAGGGTTGAGATAATACTGAACGTCAATTTGTTCATTGGAATTAACTATGGCTTTAGCCATAATCCCTAAATCAATCATTCTTTTTACAAAATCCTTAGCGTTTCTTTCACACAATCTAATTATTTCAGATATTTCTTTTATTCCAGCAGGATAATATTTTTTATTTTTATAATAAGCAATCATATTTGTATCTGCATATGTATTTTCAGCTAAAACATGTAAGCGTCCTATATCAGCAAAGTCACTAACTTTGTCTGATATATTATCTTCTGTTTTAAAAAACTGAATGTAATATGATTTATTTTTAAAGAGATAACCTTTTTCTTTATCAAATAAGTAATTTTTATCTGGTCTATCTGCAATTGCAGAAACATTATATCCATTATTACAACTATCAAAATAATCAATGTAATATTGTTCTCTGTCTTTTAAAAGATTTTCTTCATCTACCAATTCTATAATATTAAAAATAAATACACCTTCTCCAAATTCATCCCAATCTTTTTGTAATTTATATGAATGATGCTTTTTGTTGTTTAAATTCATTTTGTGTTCATTAAATCTTCTTTCTATATCATTAGAACTTCCAATGTAAACCTTATTATTTATCTTATTTTTGATTTCGTATATTCCTATAATACATTATTCCTCCTAGTCAACATTACAATATATTAAAACTATATTTTAAGACATATTAATCTTCCTTTTGAATATCAGCCCATTTTTT